GCTGGAATCAAGATCCAGCCCGAAGCCCTTCCCGGTCACGGTGGGCGTCTGCCACTGGATGCTCTCGCCCTTGGTCTGGGCCGTCTCGCTGTCCATCGTGAACTGCATCTTGTAGATCCAGATCGCCTGATACTTGACAACGTTATGCTTCTGGCGCACGCGCATATATCCGATGCCCAGCGGCTTCGGGTTCGCGGTCGTCTCATAGTAGGTCGTCACGAGCGGGCTGCCGGTACTGACGGCTTTCAGGATGCCCATCTTGTCCAGCACATCCTCCGTCAGTTCGTCAACCCCCAGCTCCAGGCCGAGGCTGATCAGCCCCTGGTCGGATTCGCCCAGGGCGTCGTCATAGTACAGATCGCCGTTCGTGTTGCGGTTCTTCGTCAGATTCGCGCTGATCGCGCCGCCGACATCGAACCCGGCGCTGTACGTGGGCGCGGAGCCGGGCGTCTGCGTAGAGAAAGGAGCGGCCACAACGTGCCGCATACCAATCATAGCCATATGGTTTTCCTCCTTAAAAAGTTAACCGCCTCCGGATTGCAGGAAGCGGTCCCAAATTTCCTGGCAGGCTTCAATGGCTTTCGGCCCGGCTTTTCGCTCGGCGTCGTCCACCCAGTAGCTGCCCGCCATATTTGATTTTCCGTAGTGCAGGATAAACGCTTTCATGGCGTTGCTTACGCCCTTTCCGTCGTTCCCCTGCGGATAGATTTCCCGGTAAAGCGTCCTTGCGTCCCCTTTGACGGGGAAGTCAATGGAAGCGATCATCGCGCCGGTATCTACGTGCCCGTGTGCTTCCGCAGATTCACGCCAGCTTTCGCGGACAATCTCCGCTGCCGTATCCAGCATTTCAGCCACGACAGGGCCGTCCATCTGGCCGAGCCTCCGCATTTCGTTTACAAGATCGTCCAGTCCGGAAGTGTCCATGCTTGCCACGGTTATCCCTCACATTCAAAGATATGATGCAGATATCCGGTATCCTGTTCATATCCTCCCTGGACCCAGCGGACGCTGATCCGCGGATCCGCGTCGAGCGCCTGGAAAATCGCCGCGGCAGTCGCGTCGTCTTCCTCCTTTGTAAACCGGTGCACGTAGAATCTCCACGCTTCGATATGCCGGTCATCCTCCATGTGCGGCAGCAGCTGAGTCTCCTCCCAGTATGAGTAGGCGCTCGCCGTGCTCTTGGAGAAATAATGCTTGATACCGGGATCCGCGCTGACAAGCAGCGTTTTGATTTCGGTCAGCGTCACGGCTCAATCACCTCCAGCATCAGGTCGGAGATCTGCGTCGGGCCGTCGTCATCCATGCCGTGGTATGCGCGGGTAATCCGGTATACCTTGGCGTTCTGGGATCTGTCCTTGTAGGCCGCCAGCTGCTCCAGGATCACAACGTCGTCCTTGGCAATGGCCCGATCCTGCAGGATCCTGATCCGCCCGTCCGCTTTCTGTTCCGTCCGTCCGTCTGTCGGCCATGCCGGCGCTGTCTCATAGCTCAATTCCCTGTACCAGCTGCACCAGATCGGCGTATAGCTCATCACCGGCATGGCGCCGGCCGCGGAGGTGTCCGCCTTCCGGAAAACAGTACAGATACCTGTATCAAGAATCATCGCCCGCCGCCTCCCGATTCTGCTGCAGCCACCTCTCCCGGCGCCTGAGCCTCAGCCATTCCGGCATCCCGGCTCCGCTGTCCCGGTTCTGGTACTGCCAGACCGTCATATCGACCACCAGCAGCAGATCTTCATTCCCGTCGTCCAGTGTGATCCCTGTGCGCTCCAGTTCCTCGATCGCGGCGTTAATCCGATATCCCAGATAAGTATCCAGGGAAGTATCTCCGGGCAGCCGGTTCAGCCGGTGCTTCACCAGCGCCAGCGCGTCCCGTGTATTTACGCTCATGTTCCTCACCCCTTTGACTTGATCCAGGTATCGTAATTGATCAGCGTGGATCCGATATGGTCCAGCCTGATCCTGCCGTCACAGTACAGTTTCGCGCCTGCCGCCCTGGCCTTCCGGCAAAAGCTCAGATCCTCGCCGTACTTGTCCATCGGGAAGAAGGGGAGCGGGCCGGTGCGGCGGATCAGATCCGTTGTCATCATCACCGCACCGAATCCGCATCCTTCAATCTCAAACAGATCCTCCGGGATTTCCTTCACGCTTTCCACGGTCGGGAACAGATTCCCGTCCTTCAGGACCGTCGGATGGCAGACTTCATAAACAATCGGTGTTACCGGATTCTTTCGGGAAAAGTAGACTCCGCTCACGAACTCCAGCCCGGTATCCAGGTCGGCGGAGAACCGCTCCAGAAGATCAGGCTGGAAGTTCATGTCGCTGTCAAGCCACAGCACCCGGTCGAATCCTTCATCCATAGCCTTCCGCGCAAGCGTATGCCGGGCTTCATAGACCAGAGAGCAGCTGGCGATGCCGACTTCCGTTCCCTCCGGCTTCCGCATGGAAGTGAAAGAGGCAAAGAAAAGTGTATGCACCGTGTCCATGCACGGCACAGCGATCAGCGTCCGCATACTTTCATAATCTCCTTATCCGTCATTCGCCTGCCCGTCAGGTCAGGACACAGTCACCGTGCAGCTGTCGGTCAGGCCGTTGCAGGTCGCAGTGATCACGGCCGTGCCGGCGGAAACACCGGTCACCAGGCCGGCGCTGCTGACGGTCGCGATGTCGCTGTCACCGGTCGCCCATGTCACGGTGCCCTTGCCGGGCTCGGTGATCGCCTTCAGCTTCAGAGTGCCGGTGCCGCTGATCGCGCCCGTGTGGGTGTTCAGCCGAATGTCCTGCACGCTGTTCGCGTCGTCATCGGCGAATGTCGCGGAGGTCGTCGGAGAGGTGTTGTTGTAGTTCACGATCACGAAGGCTTCGCCGGCCGTCGGGCGTCCGTCATAGCGGGCAGTGCCCTTGAATACGGTCTGATCCTGGGTGAACAGGAACTCCTTGCTGGAATCAAACTCGATCCCGGCGCGTTCAGCCAGCAGATAGTTGCCGCCGAAGCCGCCGATGATCTCGTAGTCCTGCATTTCGTCATCATCGAACTCGACCACTTCGCCGCCGATGATGGGCATCAGGTTGGTACCGGCGACATAGGCGCCGTTGGCGTTCACAGCCAGGGCCTTCGCCAGGATATCCAGGTGGGTCTTCCGGTTCATCGCCCAGAACAGGCCCTCACCGGAGTACTTCGGCTTCGCGATGCCCAGCTTGGCCAGCAGAGCGATGAAGAACGCGGCGCCGCTCTGGGCGTTCACGTTGATAGTCTGGATATTGCTGGTGTGCAGGTCGGTGAAAGCGGGCTCATTGGCGCCCCACCAGGCGGGAGAAGAAGACGCGGCCAGACGGGTCGCGATACCGACGGGCTTCTTGGAGCCGTCGCCGAACAGGATCGCCTTGTCCAGGGCCTTCGCGATGGCCTTGCCGATGGCGGTGATGATCTCATTCGCCAGGGCGATGTCGCTGTCTTCCAGCACGGCGTTGCAGACCACAACGAAGCCGCCGACCTTGTAGCCGTCCACTTCGATCTGGTTGAAGGCCAGGTTCAGCTCGTTCAGGTTGGCGCACATTTCGGTCCAGACGCCCTCGGAGATCTTGCCCATGACGTTCTGGCGGCCCTTGCCGGCGACGCTGCGCAGGTCGACGAACCGGAGCAGCTTGGAGGCGGCGGCCATCTCTTCACGGATCAGGCCTAGCATCACTTCAGGGATGGTCAGGCCGACGCCGCTCAGGGCGCGCTTTTCGGCCATGGCGCTGCGTACTTCGCCCAGGAAGCTGCGCACCTGTTCATTGGCCAGGAACGCTTCCCGTTCCTGGAGGTTAAAGTCACGGAAACGACGGTTCATAATGGTGTATCCTCCTCTGTTTTCGTCCGCGGCGGGTTCCGCAGCGGCGGGTGTGCCGGCAGCAGCCGGCTCAGTGGTCTGCTGGGCTTCCTCATTCTCCAGCTCGCTTTCCAGGTTCCGGATCTCCTCCGTCAGCTGGTCCGCGGCCGTCTGGGCTTCGGAACGCTCAGTCTCAAAAGCGGAGATTTCACTCTCCACTGCGTTGCGCTGTTCGTCATTCTCCACTTCGGAGATGGCCTGCTCCAACTCAGCTTCCCGCGTGGCAAATCCCGCCAGCTGATCGTTGAGCTCGCCCAGGGCCTTCTTCTTCAGATCGATCTGACGCTTCAGCATCAAAGTTTTCAAGGCCATATTAATTGGCCTCCTTTCTTACTCTCGCCAGCGCGGAGGTTTTCCAGTCGTTCAGGCGTCTTTCGCTCAGCTCCCGGAACTGCTCCTCCCTGGCGGAGATATTCGTGCTCTGGTATGCGGGGAACGTGCAGCACGTTACCTCATGAAGATCTACTTCTGTCAGTGTCCAGTGGATCGACCCATCATCCCGGAAATCGGTTTCCTCGCTGATGATATCGAATCCGAAGCTACACTGGTCCACATCGCCGCGTTTAACGCGCTCGTACAGGTTCATGGCATCCTGATCGTTCGGATTGATCGTGATGTCGCCCCACAGTCCGTGCTCGTCCACGCGCAAATCAAGCGTGTGGGCCTTCGTGCGGCCCAGGACCAAAGTAGTGTCATGATTGGTAAGTGCCCGGATGTCTCCGCCCAGGCTATTGTCGAAGGCGTGACGATCTACGCTCTCGGTTGCTCCGGGCCAGACTTCATACACGCCGTCAAACACAGCAAAATAGCCGCAGATGTGCAGCTCATCGTTTTCCTCGCGGGTCTGGAACTTCGTCGCTACAGCCCGCACCTGCCGATCTTTGTTTCTGGTGATCATTTCGTTTTCCTCCTTGTCGCTGCCGGCTTTTTCGCCGGGGCCTTTTCGGCCGTCTTCCTGACCTTTGCCGCCGGCGCTTCCGCCGTGGCGGCCGCCGGTTTCTCCGGCAGCTTCCCGTCCCTCGCCGGGCACCGCAGCGCCCCGTCCGTCAGCACGATCCGCCCCTCCATCAGGCACATCCGCTGATGGGCACACACGCTGCCGCTTACCTTGCATCGGATCGGTTCCTCTGCCCGGCCGATGATCGCCTGTTCGCACCTGTATGCCATTCGTTCTTCCTCCTTATTCGCCCGGCTCCGTATGCTCCACGGTGCCGCAAAACTGCCGGATGAAACTGTCCCGCAGCTGCCGCCGGCACTCCCCGCAGGCCCAGCCGATATAATCGCCCGCGGCGATCATGTACAGATCCCTGTTATGCGCTCCGCACAGCCCGCACGTCCCGTGCGTCTGCGGCGGATGCGGCAAAAGCCCGCGCCGTTCAATCATCCTGGATCAGCTTCTTCTGTTTCCCGGAATCCTCATACGGGATATAATTCTCCAGCACCTTGTACTCTTTCAGGCCTGCCGGCGCCATATGCATCCGGTCGCGCCACTCGTCGCCGCAGACGTATCCGCGGTCCGCGCCGGCCAGCAGGATGCTGCTCACGCTCGCCAGGTCATAATCCATCAGGCTCCACAGGTTCAGCTGCAGGTACCACTTCGGGCTGATGATCAGCGCCCTGGTCATTTCCTGCTGGATCCCGGTCACGATGGCCCGCACCTTCGTCTGCACGAAGTTGTTCCACTCGTCCCGATTGAAATCGCCGACGCCAAGCAGGAACGCCGGCACGCCGATCACCATCGCGATGGTTTTCTTGTCCAGCTCCACTGTGTCCTTAATGGCCAGATCCTGCAGCGACAGCGGCCGGACTTCCACAACATCAAAAGCCTCGGACGGAATCATCCAGGGCGCGCCGGGATATGGCGGCTTAATATAGCTGTCCAGCAGTTTTTCCCTGCCGGCGGGGCTGGAGAACTCATCCGTCAGGCCGTCCACCTTCACAATGATCGACGGCTTCCACTCGCTGCTCATGAAGGCGTTTTCCGTCTTCTGGGCCTGCTTGATGTTGTTCGCCACATCCTTAAGCACAACAGTGAGCCCGCGGCCCTTCCACAGATATTGCGGATCCGGATTGTAGGTGAAGTGCATCAGATCCTCCGGGTTATGTGCCCGGCCGTCGATCAGCACGGAATAATCCCGGTAACTGCCCGTCTTCGCCTGAAGCGTCACCCGATCCGCGCCGATCGGCTCCAGATCCTGCAGGATGCCGCCGCTGGTATGCGGCACGACGATGCTGTTCCCGTTGCCGTACAGCAGCAGGTTCATCACGATCGCCGTCATCCACTCCATGCGCGTCATGTTCCGGCAGGGCTCGATATCGATCTTCCGGCTCAGCTCATTGACGATCCGCACATCCCCGTTGTCCGTGTTGTTCATCAGGTAGATCGTCATGCTGCCGATCAGCTCCGCGATCCGCAGGCAGGCCGTCATGATCTCCGGATTGTCGCACAGCCGCGTATATCCGGCGCATTTGATATCGTCCTTCCCAAGCCACAGCGCGATCCCCTGCGTTGTTTTCAGATCCAGATTCTCCCGCACCTGGTCAGGCTTCCGCCCGGGGCGGTCGTTCCACCAGCTGCGGAGCTGTTCAAATCTGCTCATCTCACCGTCATCCTCCGTTTACTTCCCGGCCGTCGGTTCAGATCCGAACCAGCTGCTGGCCTTTCCGCTTTTTTCCAGGCACTCCAGCATCCGGACCGCGGCAAACACGGACGCGTCGAAAATGTCGATGCGCCTGTTGTCTTCAATCTTTCCGTACTGGATCAAATCATCCGTCTTTTCCTCCGCCAGCACGTTCTGGACGCAATACTCATACGCCTCGCTGCCGAAGTAATAAAAAAGCCCGTTGAGCGCCTTTTGCTCAATGCGCCGGAATCCCTCTGATTTTTTGTAATGGTACTGTGGCTGATCCACCACCGTGAAGCCGGCGGCCTTCATGCCGATGAAGTACTCCCGGCAGAACTTCCGGTCGTGGCCGATCTGCCGGATCCTGAATCCCTGCTGCCGCCTGTCCGTGAACCACCGCACCACGTCGCTGTGGTTGTTCGTCGGCGCGTTGCACATATCCAGCCATCCATCGTCCTTCCAGCCGAACAGCGGGATATTGTCCTGGTCTGCTTTGATATGCGCCGCCACGATCGGAAACCAGGCGTGCGGCAGCACAATGTCGATATCCTTATAGGTGCCGTACAGGCACGCCGCCGTCAGGTCGTGCAGTTTTGACAGGTCCGCGCCGCCGTACCAGCTGATCGGCAGCTTCAGGATATGCCGGATCTTGTCGTCCAGGCTCCAGTCCGGATCAATGCCCAGCGCTTCCCCGGCCTTCGCATCCGACCATCTGAAGGTCGCGATCTGGAAGTACGCCTTCATCTGGGCCGTGAAGATGTTCAGGCTTTTCGCCAGGAAATCTTTCCGCTGCTGCGGATCGTCCGCAGCCTGCTGTGCGTCGTTCATGATGTCCGCCGGGCGGATCGTCACACCGTAGGACGGATTAGCCTTCTGGTGCTGCACCGGATCCAGGATATCCACGTTGCCCTTCTCATCCTGTTCCGCATGGCACAGGAAGGCGAACAGGTTCTCGTTTTCATACTTGCCCCGCAGCACGCTCTGGGCATACTTCAGGCGCTGGGCGCAGAAGCTCGTCCCGTCGTCGCCGGCGGTCGTGATCGCGATCACCAGCTTGTTCGTGTAGGCCTTTGTCGCTTCCTTCAGGATGTTGTATTGCTTCGGGCTCTTGTACGCGTGGATCTCGTCGGCGATCACGATGTTGCAGTTAAAAGAGTCCTGCGCGTCCGGATTGCTCGCCAGGGCGTTTAGTGATACGCTTCCGCCGGCAAGCGCCTCATTGAGGATCTTGTGCTCCGCGGCATTGTCCAGGATCCGCCATCCGTCCTTGTTCGCCGCCTTCCGGTCGGCGTACAGGTGATGCTCCACGTTGTAGAGCCAGCCGTCGAAAGTCTCCCGCGCTTGCTTCAGCGCGGCGCCCACCACGTAAACCTTCGCGCCGCTCATCCGCTCCAGGACGGCCAGCCCGAAACTGAGCCCCATGATGAAAGCCGTCTTGCCGTTCTTCCTGGGAACAAAGATCAGCGCTTCCTTAACCACACGCTCCTGCGTGCCGGCATAAAAAAAGCAGAGCATTCCGTACACACAGAACTTCTGCCATGCCTCCAGCAAAAAGGGCGTATTTCGCAGCGGCGTGCCGTCCAGCTTCTCGCCCTGGCGGTGGACCATCGTGCCTTCGATGATCCCGATCACGAAATCCGCGTCCCGCGTCCGGACTTCATACTTCGGATCCGCGCACATCACCCGGAAGCGCCGGGCCGCCAGGATCCGATCCTCTTCCGCGACAATTCCGCCGCTGATCAGGCCGTCCACATAGGCCTCGACCTCCGCGGCGTACTTCCCTTTGATCACGCGCCATCACCCAGCCGTCTCAGCGCGTCCGCCAGCACATTGCTCTCCGGCAGATTCTCCTGGGCATCCAGCCGTTTCACGGCCAGCGTCGTCAGCCCCAGCTCCTTCAGGTATGCCAGGATATCCCGGCGCAGCCCCTCCGCGGTCGTCACCGCCGCGCTCTTCCGGGTGCCGCCGGTTTCCGTCAGGTCAAACATCTGATACGTGCCGGCGGCGATCGCCGCGTTCAGCCCGCGGTACTGATCCATCAGATCCGCGCAGATCTTCACCGCGTCCGCAAACTCCGGCTTCCAGGTTTTCAGCGACTTCATTGCCTCTCTGAGCCGCTTTTCCGTCGAAGTAAGTCCCATGATCATCCTCTCCATGATCGTCCGGAATCGTCAGCACAGCACCCATGGGCGCCGGCATGACGCATCTTGTGTCCGGACACAACGCCGGCACGCACCGGCAAAGTTCAAAAATCAGCTCCGCGTGTGTAAAAGAGGCCCCCTCCGGTTGCCGTCCCCCACGATCGCCTTGCCGAAGGGGAGGGGGGATACCCTCAGGCGTGCCCTCCGCCCTTTTCCGGGTGTTCTTTGTTATGGCACGCAGCGCAGAGCGCCCGGCCGTTCCGAACATCATAACGCAGCTCAGGATACTCGTCCGCGTGCTTGATATGGTGCGCTACGGTTGCCTCTGTCCGCCTGCCATACCTGGCGCATTCCTGACAAAGATAACCGGCTCGCCGGAGAACTCTTTCCCGCCATACTTTGTGCCGCTTGCCTTGATAATCCATCAAACTCTCCCCATGCCTCAGCGGCAACCCCGCCTCGTCAATGCAATTTTCTGTGCATCAGCAATCGCCGCTCCCGCACCGTGCTGAAGAGTAGGACACGGCACTCCCTCAAATGAGGCAAAAAAGAGGGCCCGGTAAGTACCGGAATCCCCGCATACATCATACAGTATAAGTTTACTGACAGTCACTGACAGTTTTCCGGGATATTCCCATGAATCACTTTACCAGGATAGCGCCGGCATAATTCATTCTCGGCCCGGAGCAGATAGCGGTATATCGTTCGATCCGCCAGACAGATGGCGTCTGCAATCTCCTCAGGCCTACGTCCTTTGATATACCTGAGAAGCATCGCAGCGCGGAGGTCAACGTTATCCAGCGTGTTGATCAGCGGCAGCAGCTCCTGCCTCATCTGTTCCAACTCTGCAACAGTATCGCTGTACGCCTCCTTCAGCTCAGTGATCTTAATAGCACCGTCCGCGACCTGATCATTTCCGCCGCTTCCTCTCGGCATTCCTGTGAGGATCGTCGTGGTCTTTGTCGCCCTGGCCTGTTCCTGTTCGATTCTCCAAAGCAGCTTGACAGTCTTCCGGCTCATCAGCATCCTCATCCGGTACAGGTTTACCATTCGTTACCACCTCGCGTCCTCGTGTCGAGACGACAGATCTCGTTTTTCAGATCTTCGACGGTTTTCTCCAAGGTTTCTATCTTCATTGTCAGAATGTCGATGTTATCATTGTGAACTTTAGGGAAATCATAGTAATGATCAGCCCCATCGATCTTACCGAGTCCTATCTTATTTTTTAACATCAGCTGTCACCTCTCTTCTTTTCCATGCAATTCGCATGGCATTCATTACCACAACAAGGGCAAAGAGCATAGTAGTTTTCGCCTTTGTCAGGTGTCTTAACAACATTTATCCCAACGGCAAATTTACAATTGCATGAATTACACGAGAACTGAACAACAGTGCCTTTTTCGATGATTTTTATTCACTTGCAAAGTGTCCTGATCGCCGTACTCCAGCAATCTGAGTTTTTCCTCAAGCTCGTTGATTCTTTTCTCCTGCTCTTTCAGCAGGGCAAGAATCTCGCTGAACTGAAATAACGGAATCTCCACGAATCCTGTGTCTGTTGCAATCGCATCAGTTTCAAGTTGCTCAATCAGTTTCTCCCTGTCCATGACTACCTCCGTTCCCCGTCTGCACAGAACCAATCTAAATCGTGATAACAAGAACCACCATACGGGCGAGTTCCTAATGTGCAAAAGACTTCTAAATCACTTTGCACTCCTCTTTTGCAATCCTTGCACCGTACTATCTCCGGTTGAGATTTCAGCAGCTTCACCACATCCGCAGCCATCCCATACGGCAGATCTACAAACGACTGGTTGTTCCTATTTGCGATCCTTATCCTCAACTCGATCGCATGAATCAGCTTTTTTACACTGTCAGGCATAACCACACCTCCCTGATAAAGTGCCGGTCTTTCCCGGCTGCCACAGGTCTTTCCCTGTCGCCAGTACCGTTTTTTGCTCGACTCGACCCTCCGGGATTAACAGCTCCCGGTAGCTGAATTTATGGGCGTTATGCGTCGCCATGGCACGCGGGCCGGGAGTTGAACCCGGCAGCAGCTGCACGTTGTCCGTCAGCACGGAACAGGAGCGCGAACCATCCTTTCTATACCGTGCCTCCGGAACTGCCCCGTCCGGCCGCGCAGATCACAGTTATTTGTCAGTCAGTTTTACGCGCTGGTTCGCCGGCAGCCAGATCTGCTGACTTGAGTCATACAGACTCTCGCAGGCATATCCCTTTGTGCGTTTTCCATCTTCCGTCAAATATATAGGCTCGCCGCCTTTCTTCCGCCAGACGTCACTGCTGTCCGGCAGTAGGAAGAAGTCAGCCATGCCCAGATTGCAAACAAGTTTTGACCGGGCCATTACATTCTCTCCTTTCGTATACTTATCGTTTTACTTGACGGCTACTTGACTGCCGGATGCCGGTCGCTGCCGGTGCTTAATCCGGCGATTACAATCTCGACGCCATTTCCTGACGGATCCATTCATGCGGGATTGTCGAATAGTACTCGACGGTTGTTGCGTTTGTCTTTTGATTCACGATCACATGATGTTTCCGGATCTGGCCGTCTTTGATGAACTGCTTATAGATCTGCAGTTTCCGATCCGGGATTCCGTCCGGCCAGAAATCCACACACT